TCCGAAGACCCTCCGTAATTATAGCAGGTTGACTCAACCGATCGTGGGTGCAGTCAGAGCAACAGGAGTTTGCTCAGCAGCAGCCAGGTCCAGGGGGAAGTTGTGAGCGTTACGCTCGTGCATGACTTCCATGCCAAGACCAGCACGGTTCAGAACATCAGCCCAGGTGTTGATCACTTTACCTTGTGAGTCAATGATCGACTGGTTGAAGTTGAAACCGTTCAGGTTGAATGCCATGGTGCTTACGCCCAGGGCGGTGAACCAGATACCGACAACAGGCCATGCTGCGAGGAAGAAGTGCAGCGAACGGGAGTTGTTGAAGGAAGCGTATTGGAAGATCAGACGACCAAAGTAACCGTGAGCGGCGACAATGTTGTAAGTCTCTTCTTCTTGACCGAACTTATAACCATAGTTCTGGGACTCACTCTCGGTGGTTTCACGAACCAGCGAAGAGGTAACCAGCGAACCGTGCATAGCAGAGAACAGCGAACCACCGAAGACACCAGCGACTCCCAGCATGTGGAAGGGGTGCATCAGGATGTTGTGCTCAGCTTGGAACACCAGCATGTAGTTGAAAGTACCAGAGATGCCAAGAGGCATAGCGTCAGAGAAAGAACCCTGACCGAAGGGGTAAACAAGGAATACTGCAGAAGCAGCGGCAACAGGAGCAGAATAGGCAACGCAGATCCATGGACGCATACCAAGACGGTAAGACAGTTCCCACTCACGTCCCATGTAAGCAAAGATGCCGATCAGGAAGTGGAAGATAACGAGTTGGAAAGGACCACCATTATACAGCCACTCATCAAGAGATGCGGCTTCCCAGATGGGATAGAAGTGGAGACCGATTGCGTTTGAAGAAGGAACAACAGCACCAGAAATGATGTTGTTACCATACAGGAGAGAACCAGCAACTGGTTCACGGATGCCGTCAATATCGACGGGAGGTGCTGCGATAAACGCAACGATGAAGCAGACTGTTGCAGCCAGCAGGGTAGGGATCATCAGAACTCCGAACCAACCCACATAGAGGCGGTTGTCGGTGCTGGTTACCCAGTCACAGAACTGTTCCCAAGTATTCGATTGTTGTTTTGAAAGTGTTGCAGACATTTGAAAAGGGTTTGAAAGTAGTATCAGTAGGGAACTGATGTATCAGAAGATTTCCTGTCACCCTCAGACAGGATATAAGAGGCATGTTTTGCATGGATAGCCTCGGTAAGGTGGTTAGACCGTTTGCTCCATGGATCTGCGTATGTCAGGAATTCAAAATGAATCCTCACAAAACTTTACCTATTTATTATAGCACGATGCTCAGGCCTGGTCAAGGGGTTTGGCATCGGATTCAGGAAGACTTTCTAAAATAGGTGCCGCTTCCTGTGGCAAAGCAGTGATATCAATGGATTTATAGACATAGGAACCAGCAAGTTGCTTGGCGCCAACGTCAATAATATCACCCAGGTAGGGAGTGAACTTATAATAAAATCCCTCACCTCTCATGCCGACCAACATTTCAGCATCTCTCTGAGCACCACAGTCTGCAAACTTGGTGTCATCAGGTTTAAAAACGGAGTAGTAACCTTTCATCGGAATTGATTAATGCCAGTGCCAGAAGTCCAACCACCAGGTCCTTCATGGAAGTTCTCAGAACCACCAGGAGGATTGAGTTGAACAGTTGTATTTTGATTCTTAGTTGCCTTTTGGTACATCACTTCATGGATGTTCTCAGGCTCTTTAGTAGGAGGTTTGTCATCCTTCTCTCTTTCATGTGCTATTTCTAGCATCTCTTCATGAGTTAACATCTTTTCTGTTTTCACGGGTTCATTAAACCATGGATCATTAGGGGTAAGAACTGGTGCGGGGACACCAATGTAGTCAGCGTAGTGACGCTTAGCATCATTGGTAAATGTTTCTGCATCATCCTTTACTGTCCAGGATCCACCAACACCACCATCCATATTAACAACAATGTCATCACTCTTGTTGGGATCTGGCCAACTCATCTTGTTACCAAAGATGTCTTTAAATGTGCCCATTGCCTTTTTAAGTTGTTGTTTGATCATGAGTATACTAATTTGTTTAGATAATCAAAAGCATAACTTTGGCGTCTTCCTTTAATCCCCCAACCTAACCACCAGTAAGCGGCGTTCATATAGTAGGAGATAGACTGACCACCACCCTCAAAGGTAGATAGAGCCTGACGGAATTGATTTTCGTTAAGCATGTAACGAGTCTGTCCCTCAAGGGAAGACGGATCACATCCATAATTTTTACAGAAATTACCTAGACCATTGTAACGACCGACAGTAGTCCATTGAATGATTCCATACCCACCCCTATGGCAATCAGGGTAAGGAACTCTAGCCCCTCCCTCGCATACGTTGGCACGGAAATTACTTTCCTGTTTAATGTTTCCCAGGATTGTTGCAAGTGCATTTTTATCTCTGATCTTAGTATGTTCTTGCAGTTCTCTCAACACATACTGTTCATTGGGAGAACACCCAGGACAGTACCAAGACTTTTGTCTATACACTGGAGGTGCTTCCACAGGAGGTGGAATAGTTGCCGCACTATGAGCCAGTGCTGTAGTTGCAAACAACCCCCCAGTTAAAATAATTTGTTTTAGCATAAGGTTCATTCACATGAAAAAGGGTGAGCAAAGCACCCACCCGGATAGTATAACATCAAGTCTTAGGTTTGTCAATAGTTGAGACTACTGGCGGTTCCTCATTTTTCTTTTTAGATTGGTTTCCATTTCCACCGTTCTTTGCAGGACTCAATCCAAATGCGGCAAGGGAGCCGGAAAAGACTGAGGCAATGAATGTTGGATCGAAATCCAAAATTTTCTGTCCGTTCGGGAGACGAACGTAACTGAATGTGAGAAGGGATGCAGACCAAATAAGGACTACAACTTTCACCAAATTACCAAGAACTTCACTTTTATCTTCATCTTGTTGCTTCTCATCTACTTTTGGCTTTGTAGTCATGCGTAGAAGTCAAGGCACTACTATTTAATAGTTTGGATTATACACTGGTTGCATTAACCCACCATCAGGACCGTCATCATCATCTTGATCATCAGTGAAGAAGGCGGCCCAGAAGACGAACCCACTTATTAGCATAGATGCTAATACTAACATCACCAGACCCCAGGAATCACCTGTCCCGTTACTGCATACGATCCCATCGCTGCAATCACTCCAAGCATAGCTGCCCATCCGTTAATCCTTTCTGCTTTTTCGTTCATTGTTTTGCTCCTTTTAGGTAAAGTAATATGGTCAATCAGATTCCGAAGAGTCCGAAAAAGAAAAGACTGCCGGAAGTAGCATAGGAGATCATTGCAGCAGCGAATCCCATCATAGCCCAGCGTCCGTTAGCACGCTCTGCACGAACTGCATAGGGTTCAAAACCATAACGCTCCATGTCTTCTTTAGAGTAGTACATGGTAGGTTCTTTCGCCCACATGTTCTGCTGTCCGCGATCATTAGTTGTGACGGTCATTGTCTTGTGTAAAGAACTGTAACATAATTATATAGCAATTATGTATTTTTGTCAAGCATTAAAAAGGGGGTCTGTTACGACCCCCTGATATTATTTCAAAGTCTCAACAGCAGCAAGAGATTTCTGTCGAAGATCTTCTGGGAGAGGTACATATCCCAGAGAATCTGAAATACCTTGTGCCTCAGGACTCAGAGTATATCGTAGTGTATCCTTTACAGCCTCGTTCTTAGGAGACTCAGGATACGCAAGGATCCAGGTCAAAGAAACAATAGGATACGAATTGGCACCAGCAGGATTAGGATCGGCACCACGCAGTTGATCGTCCAAGACAATCTGAGACAGACCAGCAGCAGAAGTTTCACTATTTGCTTTCACAAAGTTTCCTGCTTTGTTCTGAATGGAAGCTTGTTGGAACTGACCACCATTCACATAACCATAGTTTAGATAACCGATAGAACCATCAAGGTTTTTAATACCAGCAGCAACACCAGAGTTGCCTTTACCACCCACACCAACAGGGAAGTTTACTGCCTTACCTGTTCCTACCTTTTCTTTCCACTCAGGAGAGAAGGCAGACAGGGAGTTGGTAAATCCTTTGGTAGTTCCAGAACCATCAGAACGCCAGACAGTTGTGATTCGCTTGTCGGCACAACCCAACTCAGACCAGTTAGTAATCTTACCCAAGAACACATCAGCGAGTTGAGTCTGGGTAATCTTAAGGTCACAACCAGGATTGTTGTAGGCAGGGACGATTGCTCCACCAGTCATAGGAATGTGAACCATTCCTTCTGCTGGCATTTTGTTATCACTCACAGCACCATCGCTGGCACCGAAATCAACAGTTTTTGCCTTGAACTGACGAACACCAGATCCACTACCAACTGCTTGATAGTTTACTCTGTGGCCACCAGTAGAGGCATAGGTTTGAAACCATGCTTGATAGAGAGGTGCTGGGAATGTAGCACCTGCTCCATTGAGGGTTACAACTTTTTTTGTTTCTGTTCCACCACATGCTACGAGCATGGGAGCTGCGACTAGAGTGGCAGCGATTGCTTTGAGTTTCATT